GCTTATTGTTCATCCTTCCCGTATTGATCCTATTACAAGATGTTTCAATAAAGCAAAAGGCCACACCATAGAACTGCCCCAAGAGGAAATTTCTATGAACCGCGGGGCTGAAATGGAAGGCATGGGATTGTTTGACGACATCCGCCGCGGGTTTGAGGATTTAGGCGAAAAAATCAAACCCGTAGCGGATAAGGTGGGCCGGGTCGCCTTGCCTATTGCGAAAGATCTCGCAAAAAAAGGCCTTGACAAGTTTGCGGATATTGCCCCTGAACTTGGGGCGTCGGCACTTACAGGCCTTGCTATGGCTACGGGAAACCCTGCACTTATTCCTTACGCTCAAATGGCGGGACGGGCAGGCGGCAAAGCACTGGGCGGGCTTGCCCGCGACGAAGGTAAAAAAGCCTTGGATAATTACAACCCTTACGCACAGGGACAGAGTGAACAATCTATGGAACAGGAACAACAAATGATTGCAGATTTACCCATGCCACCTCGCCGAAATTCTCCCCCTTCCCGTTCTTCTATAACTAATCCTATGATGAGTAAATCCTTAGCAGATTACAGCGAAGCCGATCTAGGTATGGAAATTGCCCGCCGCCGTGGTGGGTACAGCTCGCCACTTGATAGCAGCGGGGGCAAAAAAGTTCTCTCGCCGTACGTCAGCGCAGTTGGCCAAGGGCTAGGGGCTGGCCTCTACGCTCAGGCAAGGGGGCGAGGCATTGTAGGGGCTGGCGGGAACCTCTTGCGGGGCGGCAGCCTTCCCCCTGCTTTACGTTCCCAGCCTTACGCCTCAAACTTCATTCAGGCTTCCCGTCTTCCTCCTGCATATTCTCAAATGATTAAATCTGGATAAGATTAAGTTAAGGGAATATATATAAAGAAAAATAATATCTTATTATAGTAATGTACCATTTAAGACCCTTTCATAAACTGAAAGCAAGACAGCTAGGCGTGATTATTCGGCCGGCCACTAAGGCTCCCTATAAAATTGACGTTTATTCTCGAGAGACAGGAGATTTTATTACCTCCATAGGTGATCGCAGATATGGTGATTGGTTGTCTATTGTAGAAGAAAAAGGATATGACGAGGGCGAACGACGAAGGCAACTTTATTTAAAGAGGCATAAAAAAGACAGCCAAGTTGCAGGGTCAAGGGGGATGTACAGTGCGGCGATTTTGTGGGGTATGTCTTAATTTGCGGTAATCTTGGTGAGATGCTTTTTGGTTTTCAAATGTTTGAACTTAACCGCATTACATATAGTTGAGCCACAACTACATGTAAAGGTTTGTTTTTTCCATTCTGTATTATATTCATATTTTGCTTGTTTTTGTTCTTCTGTTAGGGTTTGGTTATACTGTCTCAAATATAGTTTTGAATTTTCTTTTTTCTTTTCTACATTTAGAGTAGGACAACGGTCATTTAATTTTGATTTTAATTCTTCATACCAATATCGTTCTCTTGCCCTTGCTTCGTTTGCATCTTTACATGGGTATTTTTCTATTTCTATCATTTCCCAATTATCCCAACCTCCGTTTGAATTAATAAATTGATAAATTGGAAAAGGAAAATTGTGAATAGTTCGTGATTTGTGTTCGTTTTTACGGTGTCTAAAACTGGTAGTGTGTCCGTTATAGACCTCTTTTACTTCTAAATCTTTACAAACTATCTTATATTGGATAGTTTGTGAATAATCGGTGGGTGTTCGGGGCATTGTCTTATAATGTTCTAAATCTTTATATACTAATCTATCTTAATGTAATTTTTTTCTACCGCAGTGCTTGAACCCATTTGTCCCATATCATCTTCAAGTTCTTTCTGTGCCCTTGAATAATCCGCGTATTTGTCAGTGAGGTATGTTTTCCTGAGTTGATTGACACCTACTTTCTTACCGTCAAACAATTTATTCAAACGTTGATTTAGTTTTACAGAAGTCAATGGGTTTTGGTTGGTATCAAACAAAAGATAATCCGTAGGGTTAATCTTGATCCATTTATTGAGTATGTTTTTGAGGGGTACAGGAATGGCTACAACCTGTTCACCGTAGCATTTTGCAGTCTTGTATGAATTATAATGAATATTGGATTTCTCTAAAAAATTATCTTTTTCCTTATCTACATTTTTAATCTTCCAATCTACCAAGTCCTTGGATCGGCGCGGCGGGATGAAGACCCCGCCCAGTAGCGAGACAATAATGAAAGACTGGATTTGCTGCAAGTCCCCAGAGGTAAGGTGAGCCTTTTTATAAAGTAGATCTGTATTCTTTTTGAGGGTTTCCCATAGGGTTTTTACACTGCTTGTCTCCACCCAGTTTTCTTTTTGTGTTTCTGTTTTTTCTTGGGTCTTGATTTCTTTGGTGTAGTCCTTAATATCTTCCATCATGAGATCGCGGTACTTCTTGTCGTCCGTCATGATCACCAGGGCTGAAAGGATCGTCTTTCTTTTGTTGGGGGGAACTTCCTTTAAGTGAGACAAAATTTTAGAAGTATCGTCAAACTTAGTCAAGTCTATTTCTTTATCGTCAAATACTTTCTTGCAAAGATTGCGAAGGATAGATGCATAGGTGGTAATGCTGGATTGGGTAAGTTTAGGGCGTTTCTCAGCGATTGCTTTTTTGAGATCCATTAGATTAACTTATTATTTTATTTTCGTATTCTTAAACTAATTTTTAATATTAGGAAATTATAAATGGAGGGTTTGATACAAAAAGACCGTGATTTTGGCTTACCACAGGAATGGACAGTGATTTCTAAACTATCTGTTCACTTTGAAGAGCCTATCGAGCCAGAGAAGAATAAATACAGCAAGTGGGATGCATCCAGCCCAACCACTAAATATGAAATCAAATCAAGACGAAACCCTTATAAACAATACCCCACCACCATTATTCCCGTAGACAAGACAGAAGTACAGGGCAGGCTTGTGTTTGTGTTTAATTTCACAAATGGTCTTTATTATATTGTGTATGAGAAGGAGAAGTTCTCTCAGTATGAAATCAAAGACATCCCAGCGTTTAGGACTGGGGGGAGAACCCTAAAACCTCACTACATGATCCCCATTGAAGATCTTACAGAAATAAAAATATAGCCTTATCTATATGCCTATCGTCAATGATATGGAACTATACGAAGCCGTCAAGCGGTATGCAGGAACCGTGTATAAAAAACCAAGTGCCTACAAAAGCGGATTTATTGTCTCTACCTACAAAAAACTGGGAGGCACATATAGTCCGGATAATAAACCAAAAAAACTAAAAGAATGGTTTCGCGCAAAATGGGTCGATATAGGGAACGAAGATTACCCTGTGTATAGGCCCACCGTTCGCGTCAATCAATCCACACCCAAGACCGTTCAAGAGATAGACCCTGTTACTTTGTCTCGACAGATTAAGTTAAAGCAAAAGATAAAGGGAACTAAAAATCTCCCACCATTCTAATGTGGCCTTTACTTGAACCAAATCACAAGGCCATAGAAAAGAAACACAAGGAGTGGATGGAGAAAATGGAGCACCAGTTTCAGGCAGAACTCAAAGAGTTTCAGGTATATTTTGACAAACTCGAGCGGGTTAAGGGAAAAATCGTATAAACCATTAAATAATCATTAAGTTTAGCCTATATTATATGAAAATTAAGCATTAATAAGCAAATAAAACAGATAAAGATGAATAAAAATATTTTTATATAGGCTTTCCTATATAAGTTAGTCATTAATGCTTAACTTTTGTTTAAAATTGATTAAAAAGCCTATACTTTATAATCAATTAATACCTTTCTTATATCTTTTTTCCCTTAACCGAGGAGGGCCGCGTCCGTAATATAGCTACGAGAAGGAGGCTGAGGGACACGGCCACCACTCATTCGCTTCTTGCGGATACGGGCCATGTGAGCCTTGGCCTCAGGCGATCCTTTCACAAGTTTGCCGCCGCTCATGGGTGCATACGCTTCTTCTTCCAAATCTTCAATGACTTTGTTTTTGTGTAAGATAATATTATTAAGTTGCTTTTTTGAAAACCCTTCACCCATCCCCTCATCTTTGAGTTTTTTCAACATGGAGTGATTAGCGAAGTAATCCCGTCGCTTCATCAATTCGTCTTTAACTACTCCTCGACCAAACAACTGGCGACCCGTATTCACAACGTCATTTACGCTAAACTTTTCATCCAATATACCACACCCATACATCCCGCCACCGGATGCATACAGCCCGCTGCCAATGGGTACTTGTCTCATGAGGTGAACCTGTGCAAAAGATTGAGGCGTTCGTGGGAACCTATCACTCACCATAGCTGGGTGAATTGTACGACCGAGCATTACACTAACGGGAGATTTTAATTTTATTCCTTTTCCAACAATACGATCGCTTTCTTCAAGAGATTTTACTTTATGCAATTCAAGAGGATTGGTTTCATTTGTTTCTAATTCTATTTCTTTTTGATTACTCTTTTGGAATGGGTTGAGAGAACTCACTAGATCACTGCCGTGTCTTAGATCATATTGATTTTTTCCTTTATTATTGGTAAATGGACGCGTGGCTTTGTTAAAGGTAATGACTTCTTTTGATTTTTGACCTAATAGTTCCGCTTGTAGCCCGCCTTGGCTATGGCCAATGGTAGAGACATTTTCCATACCATATTTGGTTTGGGCTGCACGCTGTACCTTTTGGGCTTCTTTAAACCGGGGCGTCATCTTGTATCCTTTTTTTCCACCCAAAGCATAGACTAAATTATTTCCCCAATCAGCTAAACCCTTGGTGCCTCTGTGGGATACAACCGTTTGTTTTGTTTGGGGGTTGTGATAGACTTGGCTTGTACTTGAACTAATCTCTTTATCTAATACAAAATCTTTTACTTGATCTTGTGGATTATAGGCAGCCCCTAACAAGCCTTTTAGTTCGCTAACGGTCAAAGAACCGCCCTGAGCCACCACGTCCGCTCGACCGGCTATATCTGTCAGGGTGTTAATGGTCTTCCTGAGAGAAGGGAACCCGTCCAAGATCTCCTGCGTGTTTTGCCCAATAAACTCATGGGTAGCTTGTGTATTCATTCCATTGGATTTTAAAATAAACTCTATAAAATTTCCACAGTTATTATCTTTTGCAGAATAAGAAAAGAAGTCTTTGTCTCCAACGTCTTGACGGGTCTTCTCCAAAAATTCCCCAAAGGATACATTGGGTGGCTTGGGTACTTCTTGTGTTTCATCCTTGTCTTCTTTGGGGTTTACTTCAAAATGGATCACTGCATTTTTTTCAACTCTTATTGTTTTTCCATTGGATAGTGAAACCCACATACTAATATGAAAAAGTTTATCCTTAGGTTGGGTCTTTAATCTTCTCTCAATTTCTCCCGCGGTCCACAGGTTCATGATCCCGCTATACACCTCAGGCAAGACCTTGCGGTGTAATTCTACGCGTTCCATTTTGGCTCCCTGGTTTGCGTCTAAAATTTTCTGTGCATCTGGGGGGTATGCGTCATGCCGGCCGTGTATCACATGTTCAACATACTTCTTACCTTGTTGTACCTTTTCCTCCAAATCTTTTTTGATTTGTTTTCCTTTATTTAAAATATCATCTAGTAGCCCCTCACCGCTTATCTCGTCGTCGCTAGAATAGCAGTCCCCGTCGTAATTATTCTCTATTCCCTTGCCTATGGTCTTAATTTTCTTTTGGTCTTTCTTGCTAAAATGACACATACAAGGCATGTCTTCCATTAAAGGTTTTTGTACGTGTCCCTTTGGTTTTACAATCTTCCAGCCCTTTTTTGTTTTCATGATAAACAAATCTGTGTGTTCGTGCATATAATAGAAAGATATATTTATTGTGGGGTTAATACCTGAGTAAATCCTTTGCGGAACCTTTCAAAGGGTTGAGCTTCCAAGTCGAGCAGCAAGGGCGAGAACTTCTCAGCAGTGGCGGTTTCATATAAATAAATAAGTTGTTCTTTGGATACACCTAGCCCAAATTCCGACAGGATCATATTCACCTCACGTTGGCCTGACAATTTCAAGATCACCATATAAGAACAATTATTACGGATGACCTTGGGGATACGGTAATAAGACTGAGACAAATAAATCACACTGCAATTCAATTTACGGGCACGAATATAGTAATTTTCAATCTGGGATTGGTCTTTGGCTAAAACCATATCGTCAATACACACCAAATGATTGACGGCTTTATCCATTTTGTCAAGCTGGGGCAGGTTGTGCAGCCCTTCTTTAATTTGGATCTGGTCGCTTTTTCCTGCTAAAAAATTATAAAGGGGTTCATCTTTGTTTCGTGTAATAATCGTAATGTCTGCAAAGGTACCTTTACCCCTTGAAAATAAATGGATCAAGTTTACCAAAAAGTTGGTCTTACCTGAGCCGCTTGGCGCCACAACACACATACGTAAAGGGATTTTTAGCCTATGCAGGTCAAAGTTTGGGTTTTCTGCTTGTACCAATAAAGACTTGTCCATTTTTTCATACCAGTTTACGATTTCAGGTTCTGCCTTTTTTTCTTTTTTAGGCATTTATATTTAACAGAGATTATATTATCGTCTTAGAATACAAAATAAATATCTACCTATTGTATATGTCGGCTTATAATCCACCTCGTGAAAATGTGCCTATCTTTGACTCGAGCCTTTTTAATACAGTGGATCAGGGCGGAGGCCTTACCCAAAGTGAGGCAGACCTCCTTTATTTAAAATGGCCTATTGGCCAACAAAACGAACAATTAAACGGAAGTACCACCATGACAGGTCAAACAACTATTTTGAATAGTAATCTCATTTTAGATGGTGTATTCAATGCCAATTATTTAGAGTTTCCAGATGGAACACAACAGTTTACCGCTGCAATAAGCAGCGGTTCGAATGTGCTAAGCATACAACCCATATTAAGCAATCAAAATATTACCTTTCCAGCGGGGACAGAATTTGCAACCATAATGATATCAGGGGCGGGGGGGACATCTGGGGGATATTATTATGATCCTTCTGTACCTTCCGTCACAGCGGGGGGAGGTGGCGGAGCAGGTGGCTGTGCTATTATTAACCGCCTTCCAATGGAAGCAGGAACAAATATGATATGCGTTTTTACAAGCGGTACTGTTAATCTCGGTTATTTAGCAAGAGCGAACACAGCGTATGTCTCTACAAATTACCCATTGGCGGTTGCAAACGCAGGAGCAAACGGAACCACAGCCGTATCCACAGGAGGCAACCCAGCG